TGGCTGCTACTACACCATTAGTAACTGCTCCAGTAGGTGCTTATTATGGATTAGGTAGACAAGCTATTGGTGGTGTTACTGGTAATCAATATGCTCCTAGTGCTGAAGAAGCTGTCATGAAAGGTATGGAAGCAACTGCATATAGGCCACAAACTGAGATTGGCCAAAAGGCAATGGAAGGTCTAGGTAGTTTTTTAGAAACTTCTAAACTTGCTCCAACTCCAACAATGGGAGTTGTTCCTCAAAAAATACCAGCTAAAACTTTATTTGGTGCTGACCCTAGATCACTAGAGTTTAATGCTGTGCCAATTAAATTACCATTAACTAAAAATCCAATGTATGTTCCTACAGTTACATCTAACTTAATGAAACAATCAAAAGTGGATTTAGGTGCTGTACCAGAACAAGAATTTTTCCAACAGCAAGCTACTAACCTTTTTAATCAAGCAAGAGATGAAGGCATTACATTAAAGAAAAATGTATTTCAAGCAACAATGAAAAACTTGCCAGCAAGATTAAGACAAGAAGGTTATACACCTAGTGGAAATTTCCCAGACGTTAATGCTGCAATTAAAGAATTAACTGCTGGAAAAATGCCTGTAGATTTTACAGAGCTACAATCATTACGCACAATGATTAAGAATGGTCAATCATCTGTTAATGCAAATGAAAGACGTATTTCTACAAGATTGTTAGATGAATTTGATGACTACATGGCCAATATGCCTGTAAGTAATATTAAGATTGGTAATAAAGAAGCTCTTAAAACATGGCAGGCAGCTCGTGATAGTTACGCTAAATTTAAGAAGTCTGAAATATTTACAGATATGTTGCAAGAAGCAGAACTTGATGTAAGTAAGTTTACACAATCTGGCCCAGAAAATTCATTGGCTAAACAAATGAGGCAATTAGCTAAGAATGAAAAGCGTATGCGTTTATTCTCTAAGGGTGAACAAGATGCAATTATTGAAGCAGCTAAAGGTACTGACCTAGTAAACACACTTAAGTTTGTAGGTAGATTTGCTCCAACATCAACCGTATCTCTAATACCAACACTAGCTATTGGAGCAAGTGATGTATTTACTGGCGGTGCATTTGCTGCTGGTACAGCTGCTGGTCGTATGGGTGCTACTAAAATGCGTGAAGGTGCTATTACAGACCTAGCTAGATTTATGAGAAGTGGCCAGCCCAATAGATATGAAACTACACCTAGAAATATTAACCTAAGAACTACTGGTGCAGGATATGGTATTCCTCAAGGTCTTTTATCAGACTATATGATTAACCCAGAAGAAGAGCAAAGGTAAGAATGAATATGGTAAAGTCAGACGTAGAATCACGTTTAAGTACGCATGAAGAAGTATGTGCATTAAGATATGAACAAATAAACGCTAGGCTTAAAAGATTGGAACAAATACTTTTAGGCACAGCAGGATTTGTAATTGTATTTTTATTAACTCATAGGTTTATGTAAATATTATGCAAACATTTTATAAACTATTAAGTTGGTCATTAATTGTTTTACTTGTGTTATTTATGGTGCATAATGCACACGCTGATACAACTACTATTAACTATAAAGGTCAACCACCACCTAGTGCCATTAGTCCTTCTATAAGTGCTTTTAGCCAAGACGTTTGTTTAGTGCCTGTTAGTGGTTCTGTATCTAGTACATTGTTTGGCATAAGTGGTGGCTCTGGCTATAAAGACTTAAACTGTGAACGTATTAAATTAGCTAAAACTCTTAATGACTTAGGTCTTAAAGTTGCAGCAGTATCTATCCTTTGTCAAGACGATAGAGTATTTGAAGCCATGATACAATCAGGTTCACCATGTCCTATAAATGGTTCTATTGGTGATGCTGCTAAACGTGGCTGGTATGAACGTAACCCTTCTATCTTTAAGAAACTATATGGCGATACATACACGATACCGCTTGTTGCTGACGAGCCTATTATTACTTCTATCACTAACAAAGGCAAATAATGCTTATGCTTGGTATTGCAACTATACTCCAACACCTGAAGGCTATATGCTTCAAGGTTCTCTCGTATGTAATGGCATTGATCCAATCATTGCAATTAAAGATTATTGGTGCGTATCTTATAACCCAAGTGACCCAATATGTGGTGCGTATCAAGCTCCTGCTTGCTCAGACTTGGTTGAAAATCAAACCACAGCTTGCACGTTGCCTCATTATAGCGGTGCTATTAACCAAAGCAGGAACTTTAGTTGTTCTACAAACTCTTGGTCAGCTTGGACAGAAACTAGCAACAATTGCACACAAGATCCTCCAACGTGCCAAACAAGTGTTGAAACTAGACAACTAGCCTGTCAAGCAGACTATGTAGGTTCTGTTACAGAAACAAGAATGTCATCTTGTCCAGATCCTTATAACCCATCTATATGGGGTACTTGGATAGAAACAGCTAATTCATGTGTTAAGAGTGCTACAAACGTTACTAACGTAGCTTCACCAGTTAGTCCTAGTAGTCCACTTAACCCTGTAAATAACCCACCTCCAGTTGCTGCACAGCCACCGCCTGTTGCTCCAGAGGTTAATCCATTGGCCTCGCCACCACCTCCTGATCCACCAAAAGTAGAGTCAGCTCCACCTAAGGTTGAACAACCAAAACAGGAAGCTAAAGGTGAGCCAAAGGCAAAAGAAGATAGTCCAAAAGATACACCAAAAACAGAGCAAAAGAGTGAGAGCAAAGAGAATCCTAAACTTGACGTACCAAAAGGTAAAGAACTTGTGCATGGATTTGGAATAGTACTTTCACTAGAAATACTTAACAGACCTATTATAAACCAAATTGAACTAACAGACGCTTTTAAATTTGATCAGGAACTTAATAATGACTTTGGAAAAAACGAAAACTTTAAACTTGAACTTCTCCAGCTCTCAACTCCTCAAGATGCTTTTATTGATTCTGCCAATATTAGCTGGAGGAGCATACGCAGGCATAACTTTTTACAACAAGATGGTTACGGCAATTGAAGCTGTTGACAGTTTAGATTTAGCTCCTATAGAATCTAAATTAAATGGTTTAGAAATACAGGTTAAAGCTATTAACGAAAGACAATACCAACTATCTGAGTCTATTATGAAAGCTAGTGAGAAATCTTCAGATGCTATTGCTAACTCTCGTGAAACTGCAGCTATGGTAAGTGGATTAAGAAAAGAATTAGAAGCTACTGTAAACGCTATGGATGACAAACTAAATACAGTTAAACGTTCTACCATGAATCCACTATCAAAATAATGTTTATTACAAAAGACTTTATATGTAAGTTATATGAAGGATTTGTATCATCACCAACATTTAAAAATTACGCAAAATATCCAGCATCAAGTAAAGTAAAATTTACCATTAAAAATACTCCAGAGGCTTATGGTGAATATAAGCCAGAAGAAAAAGAATTTAACTCTAAACACGAGATAATGATTTCTACTGGAAGATGTGCATTTTTAGATACAGTATGCAAGACAATGCTACACGAGTTGATCCATATGGGTATATATATTAATGAGCCAAACTCTAAAAAATATTTATCTCATAATGGTGAGTTTAAAAGAATGCAAAATAAAGTAGCCAAAGAATTTGGCTTTGACCCAAAAGAATTATAATTTTTTTTAAAGGAATTTAGCGAATGTTTAGCATCATCTCAGGAATTTTAGGATTTGCCACAAGTGGACTCCCAAGTTTATTAGGTTTCTTTCAGCAAAAAGGTGATCAAAAGCATGAACGTGAAATGGCCATGCTGCAAAATCAACAAGCATTGCTTATGGCTGAAAAAGGTTTTGTATCACAAGAAAAGATTGCAGCTATTGAATTAGAAGGAACATACGCAGAAACATACGCACAAGAACGTGAAGCATTGTATACACATGATGCCAAACTTGTAGAAGGTGCATCACAATGGGTAAAGACTTTAAATGCTTGTGTCAGACCATTCGTTGCATTTACTTTTGTAGGCTTACTTGTATTCGTTGATGTAGCTGGCTTCATATGGGCAGTTAAATCTACAGGTGGATTCACTCCAGAATCTATGGATGCTATATTCTCTAGCGATGAGATGTCAATTGTAGCTTCTATTATTGGTTTCTACTTTGGTTCTAGAACTTGGGAAAAGAAACGTGAAAGCGTCTAAAGAAGCAATTAAGTTAATACGTCATCACGAAGGTGTTAGAAATAAACCATACAAGTGCCCAGCAGGACTGTTCACAGTAGGAATTGGTCATTTAATAGGTGATGGTAAAACATTGCCAGCATCATGGAACAGAACTTTTACTAACGAGGAAATAGATGGAATTCTTAAATCAGACCTCAGTCGCTTTGAGCTGGGAATATCTAAGATGCTACCTAACGTGCAACTTAAACAGCATGAGTTTGATGCTCTTGTTAGTTTTTGTTTTAATCTTGGCTTGGGATGCTTTCAGCGTAGCACCATTCGTCAAGCATTATTACGAGGCGATAAAGAACAAGCTATGGAATCGCTAATGAAGTACTGTAGAGCTGGAGGCAAGATTTTGCGTGGCCTTGAGAACAGACGCAAAGATGAAAGAAGGCTCTTTGAAGGGTTATAATAAGTAATCTCAACACTAGAGAATACTTATGAAAATACTTTTACTTGATATTGAATGTGCTCCTAATTTAGCAACAGTATGGGGTATCTGGCAGCAGAACGTAGCATTGAATCAACTTCTTGAATCATCATACACATTATGTTATGCAGCTAAGTGGTATGGTGAATCAAAGATCATGTTTGACTCCATATATAAAACAGATCGTAAGACAATGTTAAAAAGCATTCATGCACTCATGGAAGAAGCTGACGTAATTGTTCACTATAATGGTTTAAGATTTGACATACCAATGCTAAACAAAGAATTTTTAGAAGCTGGTATGCATCCACCAAGCCCAGTAAAACACATTGATTTGTTAAGAGTAGTAAAAAGTAATTTTAGATTTGTATCAAATAAATTAGATTATGTTTCTCAGCGTTTAGGTCTTGGTAAAAAGACTGCACATGAAGGCCACGAACTATGGCTCAAGGTTATGAATAATGATCGTGCAGCATGGAAACGTATGGAAGAATATAATAAGAACGATGTAGTATTGCTTGAAAAATTATATAACAGGCTCAAGGGATGGATTAAACAACATCCTAACCATAATGCTTATAACGCAAATATTGTGTGTCCAAATTGCAGCTCACGCAAATTACACAAGCGTGGCGAAGTAAGGTCTAGAACATCCATATTCCAGAGGTATCAATGTCAAGGATGTGGTGCATGGTCAAGATCAAACATATCGCAAAAAATAAGTAAAGAATCTCTTATTAACATTTAAGGACTCGTATGTCTGGCGATATTCAAGCACTATGTAACAAAATTGTAGGTAAAACTATTGTCAGTTGCGAAGTAGATTTTGAATCTCAAACTATTTATCTTGAGTTTGATGATAGCAGTCTAGTGGAAATCTCTGGCGATAATTTAGATGTGTACACAGAATTTCAAGAACTAGATGACTAAGGATTAAGATGACGTTAGAAGATATTTTATCTGGTAATTTTCCAGCAGCTAAAAGATATAAAGCTGGCTATGAACAGATGCCAGAATATTTACAAGATCCATATCTTGGCTTAAGTACAAGTAACATTGGCAAAGTATCAAAAGGTTTGCTTGAAACAAAAGTAGGTGCTAAAGGTTTTGATCCTCGTTTTGATCCTCGTGCTAAAGAACAACTTAAATTACAAAATCTTAAAACTATTGTTGAGCCAACAGGCAGACAAGATATTCCTAATGTATCACTAGCTGACTTTGAAGGTAAACCATTTATTACTTCTATGTCAGACAGAACAGCTGCTGGTGGTAGATTAGTGGGTATTAATGACACTATGCTTAACAGACCTATTGACCTTAAAGGTGGTCAAGATTATATGTTTAATAATGCTGGTCAAGTATGGGCATCTGGCCAAGCACCTGTAAAACAAATTATGAATAATGCTCAAACCATTAAACAAATTACAGGACAAGATCCATTGTATATGGCTTGGAGGATGGCACCAAGTGGTGGTGATTTTGCACACATGACTGGTGAAACAATGCTATCTTATGCTGACGCATCATTAGGCAAAACAGACAAGAAACAAATGGATAAACTTATTAACAAACTTATTCCTAATTGGAAAGGTGTTAGTAATCCAGAATCTATTGACCAGTACAGGGCAGCTCCAGATGCTGTTAGAAAGCAATTAAAAGGCCTCCTAGACGTTGAATTTAGAGATAAGGGTGGTATTGGCTTAGGTGAAGCAAGATTGTCTGTAGCTGATCCAAAACAACTTATAGCACCAGATGCTGGCATTATGAATATTGGTAAGATATATGCAGATCAACCAGTCATTATGAACTCTGGCCATCCATCATATCCTAGAGGTATTGCTGGTGAAGGTATTGGTAGATTAGAAAAACAACATAGTATATTTGAATTATTGCCACAAGTAACAGAACAAAGACAAATACTAGACCCATTAAATCCATCTCAGACAGATATAAGGGCATTGCAAATGAAACCTTATGCTGGAATTATTACTTCAGATCTTCTTAAGAAACTTGGGTATTAAATAAATAATCAGAACTAAAGTCATCTGACATATGTTGGTCAAAATTATCTAATAACCATTGACGAACTTCAGTTTCATTTACCTTTGTAATATTAGACATTACACAATATGTTTCATGTAATGTAAGAGCCTCAAGCATATGCTGAGGCATCTTCACTTCAGTATTTACAATAGGTGACATTACTCGTCATCAAACCTTTGAAGTTGAGCTTCAATTTCAGGTGGATTAACAGCTTCCACTTCTCTTAAAACTGCAACTAATTTATTCTTAAACCATTCTGATTTAGCAAGATCTTCTTCTACGTTACCCTTAAATGGATATCGTAAGTCATACTTCATCTTACTACCCTTCAAGTAACCAACAAACTCTTCATCCGTAAGTCTAGACTCAATAATATCTATTGTTTCCAAGCCTTTAATATTATAGTGTTTAGGGTGATTTACATTATCTGTCATACTAGCTCCTTAAAAATATTAAATTAATAATCTCATATATACCATATGCCATCCAACATATGCTACCTATGACTATTGCCCATACTACCCAATCAATTACTTTTAATATCCTATCCATTTCCCATACTCCCTGCCAACCTTCACAGACACATACGTTCTATTCTTAAATCGTCTATCTAGTATATCCATACGAGTAAGTTTTGGTAATATAAAATATCCTTGACTTTCCAAGTATTTTAATCTAGTCCTATTAGTAGAACAGCCCTGAATAATATCTTTAATGCTGCAGTCCTTATTGTTTTGTATATAATT